GTTGCAGACGGAGTTAGCATCTCAAAGACAAGCAAAATCGGTGAGTTCAAATATGGTTTCGCACGACAGAAATTTTCAGGTGGGGCTAACACGCAAACCCTATGGGGTGGTGTTGAGTTTGGATCTAATAAGTTCAAACAGTTTCCTGCATATTCAGGACGGGAAGGCAGAGGTTCGCGTGGCTGGTTTATCTATCCAACCCTTCGCAGAATTCAGCCTGAATTGATTAACAAATGGGAAGCTGCATACAATCGCATTCTGGATAAGTGGTCATAATGGCAAGAGATAGTAGAACCTTATCGCTCAAGATCCTTGCGGATATTGATGACTTAAAAAAGAAATTAGATCAAGCTGATAATGCGGTTGAAACTAACAGCCAAAAAATAGCGGCATTTGGAAAGAAAGCGGCTGCTGCATTTGCAGTTGCTGGTGCTGCTGCCGTTGCTTATGGCACTAAATTAGCCATTGATGGGGTCAAGGCTGCAATAGAGGATGAGCAAGCACAACTTAGATTAGCCAATGCATTACGGGCTGCCACAGGTGCTACTGATGCTCAAATAAAGGCAACTGAGGACATGATCCTTAAAACATCACTTGCCACAGGCGTAGCTGATGATCAGCTTAGACCTGCATTACAAAGATTAGCAGTTAGCACAAAAGATACTGAGGAAGCACAAAAATTATTAACACTAGCATTAGACATAAGCAAGGCATCTGGTAAAGATTTAGAAACAGTTACAAATGCTTTAGGTAGAGCGCAAGATGGTAATCAAGTATCACTTGGCAGATTAGGTCTTGGATTATCTAAGGCTGAACTTGCAACATTATCTTTTACCGAAGTTCAAGCCAAACTTGCTGAACTCTATGGTGGCGCAGCTGCTACAAACGCAGAAACCTTTCAGGGCAAAATTGATCGATTAAAAGTTGGATTTGATGAGGCGAAGGAAAGTCTAGGCGTTGCCTTATTGCCACAGGTTGAAAAGTTTATTACATTCTTAAACGATACTGCCGTTCCAGTATTAAATGGATTTATTGCAGGACTCACAGGTGATGCAGGATTGAGCGCAGCATTAACAGAAACTGGTCGAGGTGCAGAAAGTTTTGGCAGAACGATTGCATCAATCACAGGCATAATTTCAAGATTTATTACATTCTTGAGGGAAGCAATTGGCTTGGTTGTATCACTTGCCAATGAACTTATTCGCGTTGTTAATATAATTCCCGGAGTTAATATAGGTGCATTGCCTAACCCAGCACCATCAGCAGGTAGATCATCATTGCCAACAGTTCCTAGAGGCGGATCAAATTTTAATTATGGCTCAGGCAATCCAATGAACATTACAATTAACGCAATAGATGGCGAAGGTGCTGCAAGAGCTGTGGCTAAAGTAGTTAATCAATCATCTGCTCGAAGCGTGCCTTTGCTTACCGGTAATGGTATTAGACTTCAATGAGTGCTTGGTCGCCCGATTGGAAACTTACAATTGCAAATGTTGATTATACCGACATAGCAATAAGCGATGTTCAGCATGAGGCTGGTCGAACAGATATTTACCAACAACCAAACCCGTCTTATGTGCAAATTACATTTGTGGCATTGTCTGGTCAAACCTTGCCATTTGATCTTAATGATAATTTAAGTCTTCAAGTTAAGGACACATCAGGTGCTTATGTAAATATATTTGGTGGCGACATTACAGATATAACTGTAAGTGTTGGCTCAACTGGTTCAATTGCAACTGTTATTGAATACACAGTTCTTGCAATGGGATCACTTGTTAAATTAGCAAAAGAGATTTGGAACGATAACATTCCGCAAGATGAAGATGGTAATCAAATTTATGACATATTGTCTAGCGTATTGCTTGGCACTTGGAACGATGTGCCGGCAGCAGAAACATGGTCAGGTTATGATCCAACAGAAACATGGACGCAAGCTGTAAATCTAGGACTTGGCGAAATAGATCAGCCCGGACTTTACACAATGCAACATCAACCATCTACAACTGACACTATTTACAATGTTGTTTCAGATATTGCTAACTCAGCATTTGGTTATATTTACGAGGACAATCAAGGAAACATTGGTTATGCAGATGCAGACCATAGGCAGAGTTATTTATTAGCCAACGGGTATGTTGATTTAGATGCTAATCATGCGCTAGGTCAAGGACTATCTACAATCATGCGCTCAGGTGATGTGCGAAATGATATTTACATAAACTATGGAAGCAATTACAACTCACAGAAAACAGCGACATCAGCTGCATCAATAGCCTTATATGGCTACAAAGCAGAAACTATTAACTCAAAAATTCATTCAGCTGTTGATGCTCAAGAAGTTGCAGATAGATACATTGCTCAACGCGCATTTCCATTGCCAGCATTTCAAAGCATTACATTTCCTCTAACAAGCCCAGAGATAGACAATGCAGACCGCGATCATTTGTTAGGCGTGTTTATTGGGCAACCGCTCAACTTGCAAAACCTACCGACACAAATATCAGACGGGGAGTTTGAGGGTTATGTCGAGGGTTGGTCATGGAGCACTAGGTTTAACGAATTATTCCTGACAGTTAACTTGTCCCCAGTCGCATTTAGCCAAGTGGCGATGCGTTGGAATACAACACCAATAACTGAAACATGGCAAACAATAGATCCAACATTGACATGGGAATACGCTACAATCGTAGCCTGAGATAAAGGACAATATGGCAACCACTACCAATTACAGCTGGAGCACTCCAGACGATACCGATTTAGTCAAGGATGGCGCATCAGCGATTCGCACACTTGGTTCATCCGCTGACACAACAGTCAAGGCATTAAGTCCGGGAACTACTGCTGGAGATATTGATTATTACACAACATCAACTACAAAAGCCCGAGTTGGAATTGGAACAGCAGGACAACTGCTTCAAGTAAATTCTGGTGCAACCGCACCTGAATGGGCTACACCTGCGCCTGGTGGTGGGTTAGCTTTAATTACTGAAACAGTTGCAAGTTCTAATTCCAGTATTTCATTTACTGGTATCTCTGGTAGTTACAAACAATTGTTATTAGTTTGGCAAGGAATTCAACACAGTTCATCAGGCTCTAAATTTACAATTAGATTAAATAATGATTCAAATGGTATTTATGATTTTACTCAATGGGGCATTGAAAACCAAACAGCGACATCACAAACGCGCAATAATATGACAGGTATGGGCGATGATGGAAATGATAGAGTACCTTTTGGTATTAATGCAAGTGGTGCTACTTATGACCTTGCAGTAAAAGGTCAATTACTTATTGATAATTATGCTTCAACTTCAAAATTTAAATATTTTGATGTTACTTGGGGTAATGCAATAACAGGCAATTCTGATAATAAAGCATTTCGTCATTATGGTACCTACCGAAGCACCTTAGCAATTACCTCTGTTGATATAGTTAGATTAACAGGTTCTCAAACATTATCAAATTTATCCGACACTTCTATTAGATTGTATGGTATATCATAATGAATAAATTGATTATAGATTGTGAAACAAATGAAGTAACTGAGCGTGAGTTAAACAAGGCTGAACAAGATCAACAAAAAATTGATGAGGCTAATGTAGCTGCTAAGAAAGCAATTATCAAAGCAGAAGCCGAAACAAAGGCAACTGCTAAAGCAGCAATCCTTGATCGCATTGGTCTAACTGCTGATGAACTTAAAACGATACTTGGCTAATGAAAGTTTGGTTATCTAAAGCTGCTGTTCAAATGCGTGAGCAGATTGACGACAATTTTGCCGATAGATCACGCAAGTCGGATGGTTGGATCGGAGATCAAAAGCACCAAAACACTAAAAGCGATCACAATCCGCTGCCTAAAACTGGTGAAGTTTGTGCAATTGATGTCGATGCCAAATTATGCGATCAGCCTGAGATGAGCATTTACTTAGCAGAGCAAATTAGAGTTGCTGCAAAAACCGATAAGCGAATTAGTTACATAATCCATGTTGGCAAGATTGCATCGCCATTACTAGGTTGGAAATGGCGCAAATACAGAGGCATAAATTCTCATCACAAACACATTCACATTTCATTCAAACCAAATCAAAAAGGCAAGTTCTTCAACATCCCACTACTAGGAGGCAAGTAATGAAACTATCAAACAAACACAAAGCAGCAATCAAGTCATATTTAAGAGCTGTTGCAGCTTCCGGTATTACTGTTCTATTGGCAATTGCAGCCGACATTAGACCAGAATATGCAATTCTGCTTGGTTCAATAGTTGCACCTGTTGTTAAAGCAATAGATCCAAATTCTGGGAGTGAAGCGGATTATGGTGTTAATGCTAAATGAGCGCAAACGAATGGGTTGGTTTAGCCGTTGGCGCATGCGCCGTATTAACAAGTTTGTTGATGGTTCTGCGTTGGGTTGTTAAATCTTACCTGCAAGAACTTAAGCCTAATGGTGGCTCAAGCATGAAGGATCAATTAAACAGATTAGAGTCGCGTGTTGATGATCTCTTTATGTTAATCAGTAAGCGATAATTTATTTTATGGCGAACACACGAAAACCTATCAAACGCAAAAAGATCAATCGTCGAGTCGTTCGCCAAACTCCTGATCCAACAAAGATTGATGCGCATTACATTGCGTTGCACGAATGTTACAAAGCAGCTCGTAAAGCAGGATTTACACCAGAGCACGCATTCTGGTTAATGACAGAGCATAAAACTTTTCCTGATTGGGTCGTAGGCGATGGTGGGATTATTCCTAGCATAGACCCATCTGACGATGAGGATGAAGATTAAGCGATATTTAGTTATCAGCGATCTTCAAATTCCATACCACCATGAGCAAGCAGTCAAGAATGTTATTAAACTTGCAAGGCGTGAAAAGTTTGACAGCGTTCTATGTGTTGGCGATGAGATTGACTTTCAAACCATTTCTCGATGGGCTGAGAAAACACCTTTGGCT